AACAGGATCAGCAATATCAATAACAGCACCAGGTCTTACAACAACACCAGAATCTATAGAAGTTCCGAAAGTAACAATTTCACTTTCATTTTGTTCGGCAAATAATATAGCTTTTGCTAACCTTCTAGCCTGACCTCTACTTGTACAAGCAAATGCTTTTACCTGTTTTATAATTACCCCAAATTTTGCTATTGAAGCAGTATCTTCATAAACTTCATAATCTATTTCCCTACTATCCATATTGAAATAAGAAACAGAAATTACAGTATTTCTTGTTTTTAAGCCACTTCCCGAATAACTAAAACCTTCAGAAGTTACATTGGCAAGATTAAATAAATAACTTGCATCTTTTGGACTATCTTGTGCAAGAAGAATACTACCAGCAGACCATATCGGCATACACCTCATAACACCTGCTAATTCATTTATGAGATCAAATGCTTCACTAGATGATTGAATATTTACGTTACAACTAAATCTAGCTTCCTGTCCTCCAAATCCGTCTGATACTAATGTATTTGCAAACTTACTTGCAGTAACAAAAGAGAAAAGGTCAAGAGAACTATCAGTTATATGATTGCCAAACCCATATCTAGTATCTGTTAAAAGATCTAACAATATCATTGCAGGACATGAGCACCATTGAGCAGCACCCATAACTCCATTAAAAATATATCCATCGGGATAAACAATACGACCAGTTGTACTGTCAACAGTAGGTGTGCCAGAACTACTAGCACCTGCACCAGGAATCCTTACTTTTATTCCTCTGATACGATACTTTCTTGTTGGTATTGATTGAAACTGCATAGAGTCCAATCGAACAGAAGCATAAGCACTGTTAGCATAAGTATTGGCATCATCAATAATTTCCCCAAAACTTGTCCATGTAAAAGCATCTATAAGACTTGTATCTGTGCTGTCTGCTGTTACTCTTGTAACTCTTATGTCAACAGGAAAAGCACCTGTAAGATTTACTCTATAATCCCTTTGGTACGCATCAGCAGTTCGACCTGTGACTGTATCTGTAATAACATCAGTAAAACCACCAGAATTATATTGAACTGCTATTTTTAACTGGACAGAAGAACCTAATAAATCTCCTTGTGCTGTTGCTCTTTGTAATTGTGGAAAAGTTATAGTTATATTTACTGCATCAACATTTGAATTTGTTATCTGTCTTGTAACAGGAGAAGATTGAGTAACAGTAATACCCACCCCCGTTACAGAAGAACTACTTTCAATACCTTCAACTTTTGTCTGTCCTGATGTTCCAAATCTAGGATTGAATGTTACATCTTGAAAATTAAAATCAGTTGAAGCTGGATTAGTTGAATCAGCAGTTGATTTTAAAACAGGAGTATCATTTAAAAATACATCTTTTAATGCAGCATTATTATATGCAGTAGTACCTTGTGTCCTACCTTCTTTTGACGCTGTTGCAAAACCTTCAATTTCTCCTTCAGAAACTAAATCAAGAAAAGTAGCAAATTGCCTACTATGTAAAGTATCTGGTGCTCTAGTTGGTTGAGGTGGGGTAGGAGGAGCAGGAGGACCACCACTACCTCTAATAATTTTTTTAGTCATGCTTGTACCTGTTGAGTATCAACTGCTCCACTTATAACAACTGACCCTGTAATTATTTCTCCATATACAAGTGGCACGGGAGTACCTGCTCGTGATGTATTAGATGTACCACTAAAACCAAATGATATTCTAGGATCTTGTTCAGAACTAAATTCTTTTGGCTTTGGCAAAGGAAACAACATTTCACTAACACCTTGCAAAGCTAAACCAGCACCTAAATAAACAGCAGCTTGTGCTAAATAAGCTCCACCTAAACTTGATGCTTGAAATGAAAGACCTGAAGCTGTAAGACTTGCACCACCAGTAGCAAAAGCTGTTCCTATCAAAGCAGCACCTAATAAAACATTTCTTGTACCACTTCCAGCACCACTAATAACAGGAACAATATGTATATCTTCCTGTCCTATTGGGTGATGTATTTCTTTTTTATTTATTGAATAATTACCAACTTTTACTTGATAATATTGAGGGTTCATATATTTTTCTACTTGCGGAAAATTATTAACAAGAAAGCTAACTGCTTTTGCAAGAGTATCTACCTGTATTTCAAATTCTTTATGTCCTACAAACTTTGCAAGTTCGCCATATAGTTTTAGCTTACGCAACATAACGATACCTCCCTCCTGTACATTTCAATAACCATTGAGAATAAGGCTCTTTACAAGATAGTCTATCGGTTAAATGATGTAAAACATCTCCATCTAAAAAAATAGCTACATGATTTAAACCAACAGATCCTATAGACATAAAAAGTAAATCTCCGTTTATTACTTTTTCTTCTGGTCTTAATTGTCTAAAACCTGTTCTCCAAGCACATCTTTCAAACATAGGATTTAATATAAATTCTTCTGGTGTTGTCGGCCTATCCCAATCTTTTAATTCAATATTTTTTTCTTTTTTATACCAATCTCTTACTAAAGACCAACAATCAGTAACACCCCAAACCCAAGGTCTGCCAAGTAAAGGTGGTTTATAACCACAAGGTTCGCAATATCCCCATTGTTCTGTTTTTGGATTAACAATATGCCATGGAAGATTGCTTTGTTCACAAGCTATCTGATCTGCCTGACTAGGTGCAGGAGGTGTTACAGGATGGCTATGAACAACGGCAGTTATTTCTCCTGTATTATCTGCTTTTACATAATCTTCTGGATCAATAATAAAACATTGATGATCTGTCATTGACAGATTACGACAAGGAAAATATCTTTCTTTTCCTCGAATATTTAACAATAAACCACAAGACTCTTTTGGATCTTGGTCTTTCGCATGAACAAGTGCTTCCTCTTTCCAATTCATGCTATAAACGTACCAATCGAAGGAAATTCTGTTCTAGTACATTGTCTTTTTGGTGCTCTGATACCAGCAAGATCAAATACTGCTGCTAATTCAAATTGCACAATTTCTCTATTTTCTGCTGATTTTCTATCTATTTTATAAATTTCTTGAGGAAACTCAGCTGTAGGATCTGGCGTTCCTAATGGATTAGTATTTCCTGGAAAATTAACAGAATCTAAATATCTAGCTAAAGTTCTAATTCTTGTAACTGTAGCTCCTGTTAAATCATTACCCGTTGTTATTGAATTTACATTTAATAGGATTGCAGTAATAGTGCCAAGAGCATTACTAATAGTTAATGTAGGTCGAGGAAGTTGCCCTTTCTGAAAAGCAAAACCTTCTGCCTGTATTGGCATTTTTACATAAGTATTACCAGCCCAAACAATATCTCCATTTCCTACTCTATTTGTACCAGAATGAAATCTATAAGTTGCATTTGACCCATGTAATGCAGTTTCAGTTGTGATACTGAATAATTCAATTATTGCTGAAGGATTGATCTTTTGTAGATCAGTAATAATCGGAGCAGTACTCATGGTTCAAATACTTCTCTAAATGTTGCTTGTATTGTAGCTCTATTGTTATATGGTATTGATTTGTTCCAAGTCTCGCAAACAAATTTTTGTGCAGTGGCTTCTCCAGGTGCAGTAAAATCAAAACTATCACTATCTAAAGCTCTAGCATCAAGAAAAGTTTCTATAGTATCTGCTTCTGTCTCTGATACATTAAAAGTAAAATTATAAACTTTCGGATTTTGATGTTCAGCAAGTCCAAATAATATTCTATGTTCAAAACCATCAGCAAAACGAATGGTGCGTGTGGCTGGTGCGGATCTTTTTTGTTGTCCGTATGTCGGTTTTATTGAAGGAAACGTAGCCATTATGCAAGTAAACCTCCTGGTCTTTTCTGTTTAATTAATTCTGATTGTATCGCAACTGAAATTACACGACCAAGTTCTCTGCCACCTTGTTCATCACCTTCAACAGAAGAACCAGAGGCATCTACGTTTACAACTATATTTGTACTACCCATGCTGCCTAACTGATAATTTGGAATGATAGTACCTGCTCTATCTGGAACAAATAATTCAGCACCTCTTTCTCCTACTAATGAAGGTCTGCCAACAGGAGGTCTACCACCATTAGCAAAACTACTCATTGAAAGAGTACTCGGATCAGTTGCTCCTCGATCAAAACCTGCAAAAACATCGCCACCTCCACCAAACATATTTCCAAACAATCCAAGAAATCCTCTTGATATTTGTGCAGCCATCATCTGTGCAGCCATATCCAAGAAATGATCTGCTATACGCATAAACATATTTCTAAACGCATCTCCTACACTCATTGTTCCTCTTATTATTCCTTTAAAAGATTCTTGGAAAGATGTACCAAGTACCTTAGATAATTCGACCACTTGAAACTGTGCACTATTTAATCTTCTTATTTCACTATTTACATCTTGTAAACCTTTTACTATTGAAAATGAAGCCTCTTCATTTGCAATCCTTATTTGATCTTGTAAGTCTTTTATAGTTGTAAATTTTTCTATAAGTTGAGCATTTTCTGTATTTATTTCTTTTAATTTTTCTCGCTCTCTTTCAAGCACTTTGGCTCTTTTACGACCACCTACTCCTTGTCCAAAATCTGCTGTTTCTAATTGTTTCTGTTTATCTAAAGAATCCGTCAGAACATCGTTTATAGTCGCTTCAACTCCTCTTCTTTGAATTGACAAGACAAGTCTAAGCTCTTCTTCAAGTGTCAAATCTTTATTAATTTTTCTTATGGCTGATAAAGCAGATTCAACTGTATTTGCTTGTGTAAGAGCATCAAATCTACCAAAATCTCCACCAAACTTCTTGGCAATCAATACTGCATCATTTCCAAATCGTTTAAACTCTTGTAATGCTTTTACTGCTTCTTCTTTTGTAATACCCAAAGACTTACCTAGTTGTCTTACCTGTGATCCACTTATATTTGAGCTTATACCCATCTGTTCCATTTCTTTATTTAGTTCTCTAATATATTTTCTAAAATCAAGAGTTTGTTGTATTTGTTGAGCTATTGCAGTACCAGCGATAGATAAACCAAAACCAAAGCCTCCACCTAAAGCACCACCAACAGCACCACCAAGACCTCCACCTATAGAACCTATAGCACCTTGACCAAATAACAGAGGAAAACCACCACCAATAAGAGCATTACTAGCAGCACCTCTAAATCTTTGTCCTCTTGTAGCAGCAAAACTACCTCCTGGAGCAAACTGACTTCTTATAAGAGAACCAATACCAGGTCTATTCGCTGTTGCAACAGCACTAGCAGTAATCTCATCTGCTCTTTGGCTAAATGCTCTAAATCCTCCCATACCAGGATTAACATTACCAAACTGATTTTGTCTTAATAATTTTCTTCGTTCTGCAAATTCTTGTTTTAATGCTTTTTTTCTAAGTAAAATTAATTTTTTTTCTCTTGTTTCTATTTTTTTTACTGCATTTTCTCTTATCTTACTTACTTCTTCTTCTGCTCTTTTTCTGTTAGCAGTTTGTGTTGCTAAAGCCTGTTGTAATCTACCTTCTATATTTACACTCTGACCAGTTAATTTCATATCTCTCTGATCCATTCTTGCTAAAGCTGCTTGCAATGCTTGTTCCTCTGCAAGAATTTGTCTTGCTCTGTCAGATGCACCTCCAACACTTTGACCAAATAAACTTTGACCAGGGTCTAATGAGGATCTTGGTGGTAATGGTGATCTTGGAGGTAGTAAAGAACTTTGACCTTGAAAACGTAATTCATCTGCTCTTTCAGAAAATGATCTAAATCCACTTCTTGGATCTCTTTTTGGTCTTCTTCTTGCATTTCTTGCTATTGCTTTGTCAACAGCAGAAATTTTAGTTCCTGCCTTTAATAATCCATTACCTATTGCTAACTCTCTATTTAAATCTTTTTGTGCAGCAACCAATTCTTGTGCAGCTTTTTTTTGATTAGATGTTCCTACAGCAGCTTCATTAAAATTCTTTTTTGCCTCACTTACAGCTTTATTTAAACTATTAAAACTTCTAACTACTAAATCACTATTTTTACCTAATAACTGCATATTTTTATTTACTAGGTCATTTATTTCTGCTGTTTTTGCTAATTGTTTATTAAATCCATCTAATTTCTGAGCACCTTTAAGTGCAAGTAAAATATCAACTGTATAACTAGCCACTTGCTATAAAAATTAAAACATTTTCTCTATATTACCTTCTTTTGCCTCGTAAAGCACTAGCTTTCTGTGCTTGTTCCTGTTGTTTTTTATATTCATCATTTTCAATCTCGTTATAAGCAGCCCAACCTATCATCTCTTCAATAGTCAAAGTTTCACATAACTCAGCTACAGTTTTATGTAATGTCTTAGCTAAAGAAAATAAAAACTGCCAATCTTTATTAGCTTTTCAAATCGGCTTTAGCCTCGCTTACCTCCTTATCAGCACCAGAGTTAACCATTGCTAGTTGTATCTCTTCAAGAATTGATGCTTCAACTTCTCTTCTCAAAGATGCCTTATCTCCATCTTGAAAAAGTCTTTTACCATCTTCATCTAATGCTTTTTCTATCATCATCTGTAAAGCATAATCATTATTATTTTCAGTTCCACTTTTTTTAATTATAGATTCTCTTTCAGCAATAGTTAAAGGATGCCAATAAACAGAAAAAATTACCTCATCATTTTTAATAACATCATGTTTATAAAGTTGAGAGATCCCAAACTTGTTTCTTAAAAGGTCAACTGCTCTAGTCATAAAATTAGTATACTTACTTTAGTATACTAAGCGTTAGCGGTAAATTGGCAAGATATTAAGCCTAAAAAATGTGAAGAGTCATCTAATTCGATAGGAGCAGGGCCGACAACATCAAGCACTCTAGGATCACAACTAAAGGTATCGCTATAACCAGGAGCATTAACAGAGGTAAGTCCATCAATAACAGCTTCTCCTAATGCAGATAAAGTTGCAGTACCTTTTCCTCTTGGAACATAAATATTACATTGAATAACACCAGAATAGAAATCCTGTGATGCACCTTGAGTTTGAGTTGTTGCCTGTGCAAAATCTACTGACATAAGAATATATTTTTTTGTTTTGCCTGGTGTTTTATAAACCATATTGTCATAGACCATTTCGACAGTAGCATCTACTGCTGCAACTGCGTCTGTTACTGCCTTTTCAAAGGCTGCTCGTGTGTTTACTAAAGTCATGGAGTTTCGTAATCAACAAATACTGAACTAGGATCACTGAATCCACCAATACCTTTTCCTTTAAATCTAACATTATCAGATTTACCTCTAACACCAGTACCAAAAGCAGCAATACCAAGTTTTGGTTTATCTGTAAACATTTGATTTATTAGATTTCTTAAATCACCTTGCACATATTGAGGTATTTTACTTCTTGGAGAAGCTAAAGCTCTAGCTGCATATTGTGATCTATTACCAATAAATACTTTAGAAAAAGGTTTAAAGTTTGGTATTGAATTTATAAATCTAGGTTCAACTTTTGCTTGCGAAGATCTTTGACCTCTTCTTGTTGGTTTAATATTACTCCAAGGTGCAATTGATTCTCGTGCTTCATCAGGTCTAGGTCTTTGAGTACTAGCTGTCCAACTAGAAGCAAAAAAACCAGTATCAACAGGACTATTTTCTTCTGTAGACAAATCAGCAATAACAGCTTTGACTAATTTATTTAAATCTCTCTCTAAATTCCCTTCTAAATCTGGAATAATTCTATCGATATTTCGTGTTGAAGCCATCAGAACCTCACTAATAAAGTAAACAGATAAGTCTGTCCACCCTGTCTTGTATCTATATTAACTATCTGTCCTACTCTTGTAGATCCAGCATAAGTTAATGTAACTTCATCTTGAAAATCAGGTTGATTATCTCCAATTAAATCAGGTGTAATATAAATTTTTGCTTCTCTTCTTTCTCTACCATCATCTTCAGTAGATTGAACAAACTCAACAGGAGCTTTGATACTGTAAGTTGTATCACTTGTAGAATAAACACCTGTAGCTGTGTTATAACTTCCTGATGCTTTTTTTGTATAAACAATAGAAGAATCAAAAGAATCTCCTAAATCAGAAACAATCTGTTTAGCTACATTTTTTAATAACGAATCAAGTTGACCTGCCATTATCCTCTAACTACCCTCATTTGAAAACTTCCTGCTCCACCAAGCATATATGCTCCAAGATAACTTTGTAACCAAGGATAAACATCTAAAATATTATTTACAGATCCAGTTCCTTGACTTGCAGTATTGTACTTAACTTGAATATCTCCTAATTTTACTTCCTCAAAATTACCATCTTTACCAGTAGTTCCTGTAATAGCATCAGTATCATTTGCCAAAGCTCTAGCTAATTCATATTGTGCATATTTAATACCTTCAGGAATTTTAGAACAAGCTAATTCAACACCATCTACCTGATAATTATTTCTTGGAAACTTTAATGCCTGTCCATCATCACATCTATCTCCATAAAAAACTAAAGTATCAATCCATCTTGTAGCTGATATTAATGATCTTTTCTTTTGATCGTCTGTTTTATTTGTCCAAGTAGAAGAATCTGGGGAGGTATCAAAATAATCATTAGCTTCTGTCAACGTGACATAACTATTAGCATTTTCTCCTTTTATTGTTGCGTTTATAGTAGCTGCCACGATTAATAAAGTAATTTAGTTTTATTGTAGCGTAAAGAAAAAACCCCACCAATAATTGATGAGGTTTGATGACCACAATTTAATGATATTAAGGATTAGTTCCAGTATCAAGTGGTGAGTTAACGATTAGTTCAACTATAGGAATTAAATCAGCATCGTATGTGATTGCCCAGTTGTTATCGTTAGCTAATGCTGCGTTAGTTGGGTTATCTGAAGCAGATGTCCACTTAGTTCCCATAACGTGATAAGCACTATGATAATCAACAGACATAACATCTTGCTTAGATAAGATGTTTCTATCTGATTCAATGCTTAGAGGAGATTGCTCACCCTCAAGAATTGTTCCTGACTTAATTAAGTAGCAACGGAATTCTTTTTGATGACCTGTTGTACCAGGATGAACTGTATTAACCTGTGAGTCAATAACAACATTCATACCTGCAAACTGACCGATGCTTGTTTCATTTACACCGACACCGCCACCACCCCAAGTTACTGCACCACCAGTAGTGAGAGCAGATGTTGAGAATGTAAGCATACCAACCTGATATAAGTAGTAAGCAACAGATGGATGAACAACTAGAGTATCTAACTCATCTCCTCTTGTTCCGAGAAGTGATCTTCCTCTTGCAACTGTAGAAGCTGTCAAGAAGTTATCAGTATCAGCACCAGAAGCAGCACCTTTACTTAGATCAAGTGAGTTCGCACCTAATGGTCCAAAAGTAGATCCAAATAAACCATCTAACAAGCTGAATAGTCTTGCAGAGTTTAGTTTGTTGATAGCATCTGCAATTTGATTTCTGATGTGACCCATTGGATCTTCACCAGCAGCCAATACAGCTACATCATCAACAGCATACGCAAAACCTCTGTGACAGATGGTTGCGATCTGTGTATCTGTACCAATCTTTTGTGGTGTCAAATAACCATTGTTACTTGTACCCCAAGTTGCTGTACCATCTAAAATTTCTTCAGTTGGTGTGATTGGATTAAATTCTGGAACTTGTATTCTTGTTCCACCTTCTGTTGCATCAAGAAGTGAGTTTCTTACAACAGCACCAGATTTTAAAAATGCACTACGTTCCTTGATAGCTTCGGAAACATATGTGCTGAGATTATTTCTCTTAACGATATCCGCTAATAGGACACCGCCAGAGTAATTCTGAAACGGAGCAGCCATTCAGATTACCTATAAAAAGTTTTTTGCGATACCCTAATCACAGATAAGGGAATTAGTTTCACAGAAACTAACTATTTTTGAGCCTCTTGCTTGAGCACTGCTGCAAGCTGCGGATCTTGCTCTAATAGTAGCATTTGTTGAGTCAGGTTGCCCGTCTTCCAAGGATTTACTTGACCTCCAGAAGTATTTGCTATAGGACTAGGCTTTGCACCCATTCCAGCAGCACTACTAGGCTTAAAATGATGTTCCCAACCACTGCCTGGATTTTTAAGAGTTGAAAGATAAGTATTTAAATCCTGTTCAACCCCACCATTAAGAACAACCACTTTACCTTCAGCATTTTTCTGTAACTTATTTTGTAGTAATGCCAAAGTTTGTTCAGCATTTATAGCACCAAGATTACTAATAGCAGCTAATGCTGTTGTCTTTGTAGATTCAACTTCTTTAGAAGTTTTCATGTCTTCTAATTGTTGCGACAAAGTTGAAATCTGTTGATCTTTATCTTGGGCTGTTTTATTAGCCTCCTCCCAGAGAGTTTTCCATTGTCCTTGATCTTCTAATTCTTGTTTTCTCTGTTCTTCTTTCTTCTTATAAACTTCATCAAGTTTATTTTTTGCACCTTTAAATTTTTCTTCGCCTTCAGCAATTTGTTTTTTCAAAGCTGAAATTTGTTCTTCATACTGTGTTTTAACAGCAGTAAGATCAGGTGCTTGTGGTTGTGTTGGTTGTGAAGTAGTTTCAGCCACGGGCTGTTCAGCGTTGGTCACAGACTCAGGCTGAATTACTTTTTCTTCGATTGCCATGAATTAGTCAGATAGTGGGCTAGTAGTTTTCTTTTTTGAAACTTTTTTCTTAGTTTCTTTTGGTGTTGAAGTAACTTTAGTTTCAACTGGTGCAGTTGAATGTTTAAGTTCTACTTCTTCCCATTTGTAAGTTCCGTCAGATTGCAGAACATGGTCTAAGGATTTAGCCATTAGAATATATGTATTTATATATCATCTTACCAAACTATTCAGTTTTGGCTTCATTTCCCGATGGTAATACTTCACCTTGAACTAAAATATCTCTAAATTCCTCTCTATCAATGACTTGTTGATCAAACAATGATGTTAATGCTGTAATATCCTGTCCAATTAATCTTTCAATATCAAAATCTCTACTAATCTTTACTTCTGGAGGTTCAATTCCTACATATTCAGCAGATAAATTAAAACATTTTTGCAATTTTTGTTCTAATTCCATAGAAACCATAGCAAGCATTGAATTAGTATCAACACGATCTAAACGTCTAGCATCAGCAGATTCAGCTACAAATTTTTGTTGACTTAAAGTAGATATTCCCAAGGTAGCCATTTGCATCTGTAATTCTTTTATTTCAGCAGATTGAGCATCAAAGGCACTTGAAGCTGGTTCTACATAGTAAACTTTATTTCCTGGCTGAGTTGCCATTGCATAATTTACAGATATAGCTAAATCTTTTGTCTGATCGTCATATCCTTCCATGACAAGCATTGGTTGAGATGCAACGTGCAAGCTATGAATAAGATCAGCCTGTCTTTGAAAATGTGCAATATTTAAATATGCAATATCAAGAAGAGGTGGTTTACTTACTAAATTTTCAGTCTTCCCAGAATAAATCGTAACTAGAGGTATTTCACCAAGAGAAAATTGTCCTGATTCAACTTGTTTATAATCTTTATCTGCTGAACCCATTTCAAAATTTCCTGTCACACTATTATCAGAGACATCATACATTTCTTCGATTTGCTCTTTCTTACGAAACACTCTGTACCGACCAGGTTCTATAACTCTTATCTGGTCGTAAACTTTTTCACCAAAATCTCCATCAGGCAATACAGCCTTTTCTGCAATTCGAGCTTGTATAAGATTCCCATAATTTGATTCTCTATCTAATCTCCAACCATAAAGATTATTTGGATCAACTTCAATCCAATAAGGTCTACGATTCTGTTGTCTTTCTTCTGCAAGACTTAATGCACCAGATGGAGCAGGATAATCTACAAGAATATGACTTTGACCATAAGTAAGAGAACACATTAATACTCTTCTTGCATATTCATCTAAATCAGAACCACAACCATCAACATCCATCTTAAACATTTCTGTCCAATAAGGATCTCCAGTAAGTGTTATTGGTTTTCTTAGAACAAGACCTGTAGCTGCTCTTATTAATCTTTGTGTAAAAGGACTAAATACAGCACGATTTACTCTTGCAAGGTAAGCATCAAAATCTTCTCTTGGCTCTAATGGTAAAAATGCTTCACTATTTTCTCTTAAATATTCAGTACCTTCCGTTACAGCTTTCATTATTTCCCAACCTTTCATCATATCTAAAACAGCTCTTGTTCTAGTAAAAGGACTATCAATACCACCTACAGAAGTAGATGAAACAATATTGGTTCTAATTGGACCAGGTACAGCGTAAGTCATTGTTTACCATTTAGTGCGGTGTGACCAATATCTAGCAGTAAAAAATCCTGGATTGGGATCTTGTGCATTATGTCTAGCATAATATGATTTTCTTCTAGCTTTATCTTTTTCTGATTTAGGATTTTTACCAGCACCCACAACCCCCTGTTGACCAAATCTTATTAATTTTATTTTATCGCCTTTCTTAGCCAATACCACATGAGATTTAGTAGGATGACCAGGTGTTTTTTTTGGTTTATTAAATCCTTCTAGTCTATTTTTTGTAAGTCTAGGATCTTTTTTACTCATTTGCCCACCTTTGCCTGTGCTTTTTTATGGGCTTGGCTAAAAGTATCACCCGCTCTCATTCGCCTTTTCATAAACTCCATATGCTTTGCACTATGATGTTCAGAATGTTTTTCTAATAGATTTTTTTGGCGAGTGGTAAGTTTCACTTCTTTTTCTTTTTTTTCTTAGAACGTAATTTTTTAAGATCAGCAGCCGTGATCTTATCCCGTGGTGGAGCAACAGCAGCAAGTTTACGCTGTTTTGCTGAATAAGATCTTTTAGGCATTAGATAGCAGAGGTGATAGCACCATTAGTTACAAAACTAACTGATACTGTAGAAATATCTCCAACAGTAGAACTAAATGTAGTTCCTGTAATAATTGCGTTGAAACTTAATTTTTTTGTACCTGATGTATCTAAAAACAGGTTGAATGTTGCATCTCCAGCGTCTTCAGTTGTTAATACATCACTAATAATTTCAGCAGTATCATCACCAGATGTTGCGGTGTAGAGAAGATCAACAGTACCAGAACCAGAAATTAAAGATCCTACATACTTTCTTGATGTATCTCCATGAGCAGTACACTCAAGAGTATCTTTTGTTGTATCTAAAGTCCAGGCTGTTGTAGAAGCTATAGCTCCAACTGTTCCAGTTCCGTTATCAAATGATACAGAGCCTTCTTCACCACGAAAAAATGCCATGATTCTAAAAAAAATTTACTTATAACAATATATTACCTTGAAACTGCGTTTTTCACAGTTATTTTTTCTTCTTTTTACGTCTATGTTGATAAGTTATCTTTTTACTGCTTGTTTTTTCTCTCTTAAACCTTGCTTTCTCTGCTGCGGTCATCTCTCCAACAGTCTTAGGTGTCTTACTTGATACACGATTTTTGGGTCTACAAGCTGGATAACCTCGTTTTTCGCCTTTTTTTCGGCCACAAGGCTTACCAGTTTTTACATCAACCCAGTTTTCCTTGAACCAACGAGTAAGGCCACCACTACTTCTTGCCACGTTTTTTCTCCACTCGGTAAGTACCGCCACGTTTTTTGTACTCTCGTACAAGCCACGCATTAGCATAAGCACTAGGATATACCTTGAACTTACGCTTGGCTTCGGCTTTTACTCTAGCGTAAAGAGCTTTATTTACAGGAACATTCACTACGTTTTTTACCTCCCTTCTTTTTTTTCTTCTTTTTCTTAGTCGTAGAATGGTACATGGTAAGAATTAGGTAGTTCTTAATATATTCTAAACGAAGTCTGCCCTAGTGTCTCTGGTTTTGCAAGATTAAATTGTTGCAGACAAAGATAACCAAAAGCGTCAAAAGCATGATCAACACCCAGATTTTTATTAGGAAGTCCAGTATTTGGTGCATATGTAAGAGTTCTGAGTGCTTTTATCAATTCTTTACATCTTGGATGTATCAAAGTCCTTCTTTCACCTTCGGCATCATATAAAGCAGTATTAACAGCAGTTATCTTATCTCTAATCCTCCAGGGTGATTTAGGACTCATAACTGTAAAACCATTACGTCTGAGAATTGTATGATCAGTAACACCTACCCCACTTGTCTTTCTTGCACTACCAGTAGGATCAGGACAGGCAATAACTCTTCTATCCACCCCATATCTCCTTACAACCTCCTCTGCAAAATCCCAAGTGGTAGCACCTCCTGTCAGCATGATCTCATCAAAGACATATAGTGTATTATTATGTTTTACAGCACAGATCCCTGCCATAGGATCAACGTTAAAATCCAACCCAATTAACAAGGGAAGCATATGAAGATCCTGCACTTCCTTATCAATATTCTCATCACTAAAACTAACAGCAACCAATCCCGTAAGATTTTCAAAACTAGCTTCAAACTCCTGTCTGAATGTTCTTGGGTCTAATTGCCCTCTGGCCGCTTCAACTTCTTCTTCTTTAACATTACCCCCTTCAATCGTAGTAAAACTCCACCTCTGCCAATCATCCCACTCCTGTTCACCACAAAAGCACCACATATCATAAAACCAACTGGCAGTTCCATCAGGTGTAGAAATAAATAATGCCCAACCCTGTTTATCTGCCAATGCAGGTCTGATAACCTCCGCCCACACATCTCTTTCCATAAAAGCTGCTTCATCCAATACAACACCCGCTAAACTTCTTCCCCTCAATGCCATCGCATTTTCAGTACCCTTTAACTCAATACTTGATCCATTTATCAAATCTATTCTTAAATCCGTTTCATTTTTACTTTGAATCCAAGTCTTAGGTACTAATCTCTTCAATTCCTTCCATGCGATATCCTTTGCCATCCTATAAGTAGGTGCACAATAGAAATAAACCTCCCCAGGTCTATTGATTGCTCCTCTAAGCAGTTCGATACAGGATAAATATGACTTCCCAAACCTTCTTCCAGCTACTAACACCCGAAATCTTTTCTCACTATTGAACACCTCCCCCTGTGCATACCTTAAACTGACCTCATTTAAGCTCATATCACCCTTTTTTTCATAATATTACTCATTTTCTTTCGCATTTCATACTTTTAAGGCTATTATCAGAATATTAACCCCTATAAAGACCAAGTCCGTGGCTGAATCTTTCATAAACAACCTAAATTACGATCTTCCAGCTCCTCAACGTAAACCTCGTGTTCAAAAATATACAGGTGGTTCCAACTCAAGAGCAGTTATAGAAGCTCGTTGTCAACGCCTATACTCAAAACAGCTAGAAGGTAAAACTACTCGTCAACTCGTAATAGAACATTCTCAAAAAGAAGGCATATCCTTAGTAACAGGTTGGCAAGACTGGAAAAAAGTTAAAGAATGGAATGATCAAGATTGGCTTAAAGAAAGAGATAAAATGATTCCACGCTTACAAGCAATGCGTATGCGTCTATTCAATAAAGCCATATCCAAAGGTCAATTACAAACTGCTGCTCAAATCCTAGACTCACTAGGCAAAGTTGTTGGTGAATCCGTTGAAACTGTAAACATCCAAGCCCCAGAACTTGCAATTCGCATAGAACCAAAGCAATAAACATTTACAGAATATATTTAAGTTACCCACGCACGCAAAAAATAAAAATAAATCTGCAACTGTCCCCCCTGGTTATCTCCTGGTAAATAAAAATTAAATAATAAATAGTTAAATACGCATAGCATAAGCGACATAATTTGATATAATTAATAATGAAGATATAAGTATTTACTAGTATTTAAATCTTCTTAAATAATCTTATTTATCTTTCCAAGTTAAATAAGCTTATCTAAGCTTTAATACTTTCACAGAAGTAATACAGCTAAACATCAAAAAATTATTCAATCTCATTTAATTAATCATGACACGATCAATTATTTTTCTAAGTTGTTTTTTAATTCTTACTTGGCAAGGATTAACAATTACAAACACACTTAAGACAAGATTAGAAGAAAGAACTAATCAAGTACAAACATTAATTAATCAAATATAGTTATGCATGATTTAAACCAACTACACGAACAAATAAAATTACAAGAGCTTTTAATAAAAGATTTAAAAGAACAAAATGTAATTTTAAGAAAGACAATTTTATTTTATGAAAATAGAAAAATTGTTAGTTTAGCTAACTCTTAATTGAGTTAGTTTTTTTTATTCAAAATTATCTAATTAAAAAAATGAAAACTCAAAAAACATTTTGTAATTCTGATCGATATATATTCGATTATGATATTTGCAGTTTTAAAAAAGGATTCGCACAGATAGACACTACTGAAGACGCTAGTTACTTTGGTAATTGGATTAATTTTAAAAGCCTGGAATTGATAACCTACTGCGAGGGAGATCTAACAATTATTAAATGTGAGAATGTAGAAGAATTTAAAGAGCAACTTTTAAAAGTTGTTAGTTGGTATAAAAAGAATGAATCATTTATTGGAATTGACTTAATGTGTAGCGAAGAGATTAAAAAAGATTTTAATAATTTAAATTTAGATAAAGAATATTATTTACATTAAACGTAACTAAAAACTTATTGTAATTAAACCTATGACAAATTTAACTTGCATTCCTGCACAGCATGGAACATTTAAAAATAAAAAAGATATTTTTAAATATTGGGAGTCTGGCGCAGATTTTTATTGTAAAAACTTTGTATGTCCTGACTTTGGGA